CCTAAAAGTTTTCATTTTGACAAAAAGAAATTCGGAAAAAAATAATGGCATTATCTTTATTCACAAAACTTAAAAATAAATATTTTCAACGATTCATTAGACAATGGGGTCGTGAACCTCAAACACCTAAAGAATGGATGGATATTCAAAATGAGGCCGTTCGTGAATTAAACAAGACTAAAGGCGCTCCCAGTATTAAAAAAGCCGTTCCTCCTTTTCAAGGATTTACTCCAAAAGTCATTCAAGGCGGAAAAGGACTCGAAAGTTTAATAAAAAAAGGGGATGTGACCCTTGGAGCAGCGCCAAAAACGAAAAAATCGACTTTAGACGCGAAAAAAGACGTTTTAAAAGGCCAAATTAACAAAGAAATGTGGCAAAAACAGAAAAAAGCCGAAAATAAAGCCGCAATTGAGCGATTTAAGCAAAAATTCGGAAAAAACGAGCCAAAAACAGTCGAAGATTTTACTAAAAAAGGAGATTGGGACCCATCAGGCATGGCAGAAGGCGGAATTGCGCGTTTAGGTTACGCTTTTGGAGGTAAAGCGCTCAAAGCGATTATGGATGCGTGGCGCGCGAACAAAACTTGGGGCGTAGGAGGCCCTCCTTATCAACCAGAGAAGACGTCCTTTAATATTAAAGAAATGACAAAAAGAAATTTAGGAAAAGAATACAGTTTAACGGATTTAAGAGAATTATCCAAATCTCCACTAGCACCACGAGGGGGGCAAGGTCATTTTGAAGATTTTAACAGACAGTTTAAAAACATAAAAGCCAGTATTCTTAAAACAAAATTAGAAGAATCTAAAGCACAGGCCGAGGCTATGATCGAATCAGCTAAGATGGTTCCTGCAGAGAATGCAACCGCAAAAAAAGTTCAAGCTCAATTTACTCAAGCAGGTAAAAAACAGTTAGCAGAAGCCAACGAAGGATTAAAAGAAATTGATATTTATATGGGCATGCTTCAGAAAAAAGGAAGAAGTGTTCATTACGCAGGCGGATTGGCGCCCTTAGTGGGCGAACCGAGCTACGCAGCTCATTTTTACGACGATAGAATTCCCTATGCAGGCGGATCGATCGTTAAAGGTGGAAAATGGTTTATTAAAAATCTTAGACAAGCTTATAATGAGTTGATTGAAGGAAAAGCTTTTACTCATTTACCAGAATGGCAAAGAGAAGGATTAAAGTGGGAAATTTTAGCCCAAATGAAACACATTGAAAGAGGGGGCGATATTCCTAAAGAGATGATTGAACATATGAGCAAAGATAAAAGATTTAAAGATATAATGAAAACAAGAAGTACCGACCCTGAATTATACGAAGTAGAAGACGTTCTTTTGAATTATGGTAAAAAAGGAGATGTGGTGGACGAACAGGTAAAAATTTTAGAAAAATTTGATCCAAAAGACAGACTACCTAATTTTTTAGGCGGACGAGTTTCATATTCAGGTGGAGGCAGAGCAGGTCTCCCAGCGGTAACGATGGGAACGCCTCAAATGACTATGCAAGGACCTCAAATGCCTACACAATCTCAACCGACAGGTATATCTGGGGCTGGATTACAAATAGACCAAAATCAAATAATGCAACAACACATGCAACAGAACCCATGGATGCAGAATCAAATGCAACAAGGCATTGGGGGAACGCCTCAGTATAAAGGTCAATTAAGAATGCCTTTTGGTTTAGGAGGAATGAGTAGACGAGCTTTTATGAAACTGATGGCGGGAATGACAGCGCTTCCTTTGGTTGGTAAAGGTATTAGTAAAGTAGCACCTAAAGCAGCGACCATAACAGAAACAGTTACAACAACAGGAGCAGGAACGGGAATGCCAGCGTGGTTTCCTAAGTTCGTTGAGAAAGCTTTAAAACAAGGAGAAGATTTAACACCTACCCATGCTCCTCAGGAAAGAGTGATCGTGGCGGAAACCAAACTACCTAAAAGTGACACGCCTGTTTATGTTGAACACGATATAGTTACAGGAGATACAACGGTTGATATTGGAATGGGTAAACATGGTTGGTCTGATGGGTATCATGGTCAACCGACTCGACTACATTTAAAAAAAGGTGAAATTATTGAAGAAGGTAAAATGAAGGGTCAAAAGACTCTTGATGAGTTTGTTGTGGAAGAAGCAGAATTTACGGGAGGACATCCTGAGAATGTAAAATTTGAAGAAAGCAGTTTTAACAATTATGGCGAGCATGGCTCTGATTTTTCTGAACTTGAAGAATTTGCTACAGGCAAAGTAACCAAAGACTCAAAACCTGCAAAACAAGTTTGGGAAGCGGATTGGGATGATGTTATAGATCCTTCTGATCTTCCTGATGATTATGCCTCAGGCGGAATCGCTCGGATGTTAGGAGAATAATGGTTAGTACTATCCAACAACTCGAGGACCTGAAAGAGTGGTCCAAAGATTCAACGCGCTATGAACGAAGACTCGCGTGGCGTTCACAGTCTGGACCTGGAAGCATGGGAACTGAAGCAGGTACCATACCGATAGAGTGGGATGAGCTTTCCGATCGTGAACGAGAATATTATAGAACAGGGCCGTGGAGCACGCGTGAAGATTATCGTAAAGGACAACTCGTGCAACCTGGACCAGGGAGACAGGGATACGCAGGAGACAGAAAAAGAATTTTTAAAACGAAAACTTCGGCTTATAGCAAATTGCCTAAATCCAAACAGGGTATCTGGAGATGGCAGCGGGAAGGGAGAGGAAAAGATTTGTGGCAAAGACCAGGAGAATCTTATCGCGATTTTATTAAACGAACAAAAGATGTCAAATCACAAGAAAGAATGGTCTCTAGTGGAGAAAAATTTGCTGATTGGCTAGAAACGAATTATGGAAAGAATAAGAAAATTAATAAGAGAATGTCTGAATTGATTGGTGAATCAGGCATTGAAATAGAAGAAGGAACCGCTAGAACTTATCTTACTAAAAATAATAAAAGTTTATTGAATAAAGTAAGAACTAAAGGATCGCAATTATTCATGCCTGAAGGAGAAGGCGTTAAAGAATTATGGGATCAAAGGAGCAAAGTGAGTTGGGAAGATGCTAGTCCTAATAAAAGACAAGGCTTTATGGATACTTATAAAGATATCCTGACTGAAAAAGCTAAACTTAAAAAAGGAAATTATATCTCTGCAGATGAGTTAATGAAAATGACAGGTTTAAACGAATATCAAATCAGAGAATCTGGTGATACTGCTATAGGAAGATATGTTCGTAAATTTTTAAAACCTGTAAGATCTTATCAACAACATTTCGATAAAGCGGGACAAGCAAGACAGCTTAATTATTATAAAAAACCCACTGAAATTCAATTAAACAAACTCAAAGAATTTACTGGACCAGCCACAAAGCTTAGACAAAAAACGGTTGATTTGATTAATGAACTGTATCCTAAATATCGAAGTTATTATCGAAATGGAGAACTTCCTCCTTTGGAAAAAGTATTAGAAGCGTTTCCTAATAAAACTGCCCACTCTATTGGTTTTGCTGAAACCCGAATTGCTCAAATGTTGGATGGAGCTACTTTTCCTAAGGACCCTGAATTAATGAAGATTGCGCAAGATAAAGATAAGGCTAATTTGCTTTTTGAAGCTTTTGACAAAGAACCGTGGGGTACACCTCGAGCAAGTGGAATTCGTTCGGTGGCTATGGGCGCTATTGAATCGAAGTTAGGCTATGACCCAGGAACTATCGATCAGTTTAAAAAAATGATGAGTAAAGTTTTAAAAGATAATCATATTCCTCTCTATGATCCTAAGAAAAAATATTCCAAGAATAACTTTGGCTTTCAGATTGATGAATTTGCGGGCATTACAGGAAGTGGGCGATCCAAAGCTCCAGAATTTTCTCAGTTCATTAATTTTGCGGAAGGAAAAATGAATATGGGAGCAATGGCTAATTTTCAAAAAGAATTTAATAAAACTCGAGATGCCATTGAAGCAAATCCTAAAAACATGTCTAAAGAGCTTAAAAAATTTAAAAAGATAAGAGATGGTTATGTGCAAACCTTAGGAGTTGATCTTGCGGACATTAAACCTGGACTGGCGTCTAAACATTATTCTAAAGAATTTTTAGAAGAAGCTAAAAAAACGAGACAGGTAGGTAGACGAAGAATCCCTGGCATTGATTTAGAAGCGGCTTCAAAACGAGTAGGACATACGGTTATTGTTCCTGAAGAATATAGAACGTTTTCTCAGGCATTGGAAAAACAGAATCGTCCGACCCTTACTAAAAACATTAAACAACTTAAAGAAGGAGTGATGAAATTTTTTGGGGAATATGATGAAAAGAAAGCCTTTAAAAAGTTTTATAAGTATATGGATGAAGCAACTCCTTCTCAAATTAAAAGAATAATGAAATTTATACCGAAGATTGCTCAAGCGGATGATATAAGTGACAGAAGATATGCCTCTGCTGATAATATTATGACGGATGCAACTTATGTAGATGATACAGAAGAAAATTTCTTTAAAAGAAATCCAAAAACTGTCACAGCCGCTGCAGCTACCCCTTTGGCTGTAGCTGGTGCGGCTAAATATAGAAAACCACTTTCGACAGCAGCTAAAAAAATTGGCTCTGCAGCTTTGGGTCCTACAGGTGCCGCAGGTTTATGGTATGGACTCGGAGGAATTGATCTAAAGGATCCTTGGGATAGAGGAGGATTGGCAGCAGAAGCAGCGTTGGCACCTTCCCTTGTAAAATCAACTGAATATGCATCTAAAGGAATTAAAAATCCATTAGTTAAAAAAGGAGTCCAAAGAGCTTTAAATTTAGGTATGTCTTTACCCATGGCAATGAGAGCTGCACGAATCGCTTCACCCATTGGATGGCTATCATTAGCTGGCGAAGGAATATATCACGCTGGAAAAAGAGAAATGGCAAGAAGAGAACAAATGAGTCCACAAGAACTTGAAGATTTTCACTTGGAAAGACAATCAAGAGGTTGGAGTAGAATGGGACAAGCAGATGGTGGAATCACAAATGTCCGTCGTCCGTGGGCCATTCCCCCTGAATCAGGACCCATGCCTCAAGGAGGAGGCTTGTCTTCTCAATTTAATCGTGTTAAAAAACTCACGGGATAATATATGGCAGATATAGAAAAAGGACTCCCGAATATTAAAGATCCACTTCCTGGCGGCGCAGAGGAAGTAACCGATGTTAATATTGCGGAAATTCAAAACAAAGGACCGATTGAAGTGACCTCAGAAGACGATGGTGGGGCAACCGTGGACTTTGATCCAAGCGCAGGTTTAAAAATTCCAGGAACCGAATCTCATTTCGATAATCTAGCAGATCTTTTACCCGCTGAGGTTACCGATCCCATTGGGAGCGAATTACGTTTTCAATATCAAGATAATAAATCTTCTCGTAAAGAATGGGAACAAACCTATACGCAAGGCTTAGATCTTTTAGGATTTAAGTATGAAAATAGAACTGAACCCTTTCAAGGCGCCTCAGGAGCAACGCATCCAGTATTAGCCGAAGCCGTAACCCAATTTCAAGCAACCGCTTATAAAGAACTAATGCCAGCTGATGGCCCCGTTAGAACTCAAGTTTTAGGAGCACCCAACCCAGGCAAGTCTCAACAGGCTGATCGGGTTAAAGATTTTATGAATTATCAAATTATGGATCAGATGAAAGAATACGAACCTGAATTTGATTCGATGTTATTCCATTTACCATTAGCAGGCTCAACCTTTAAAAAAGTTTATTATGATGATCTGTTACAACGTGCGGTATCCAAATTTGTACCCGCAGATGATGTCGTGGTTCCTTATACCGCAACTTCTTTAGCGGATGCAGAATCGATTACCCATGTTATTAAAATTCCAGAAAACGAAGTTAGAAAACAACAGGTTTCAGGATTCTATAGTGACATTGAACTCGCAAAACCTGGTGTGTTGATGCAAGACGAACTCAAAGAAAAAGAAAGAGAACTGGAAGGCACTAAACGAACAGGACGTAATCCAAATATTTATACCCTATTAGAATGCCATGTAGATTTAGATCTAGAAGGCTTCGAAGATATTGGTCCAGACGGGCAACCGACTGGCATCAAGCTGCCGTACATCGTTACAGTCGATGAAAGCAGCACTAAGGTTCTTTCGATAAGAAGGAACTTTGCGCCCAATGACCCAAAGAAACAAAGAATTCAATACTTTGTCCATTTTAAATTTCTGCCTGGACTAGGATTCTATGGCTTTGGACTCATACACATGATTGGCGGATTGAGCCGTACTGCAACGGTCGCTCTCCGCCAATTACTAGATGCTGGGACACTATCGAATTTACCTGCGGGCTTTAAGCAACGTGGGGTCAGAGTAAAAGATGAAGCCTCTCCCATTCAACCAGGAGAGTTTAAAGATGTAGACGCGCCTGGAGGATCACTCAAAGATGCGTTCTATCCTTTACCTTATAAAGAACCTTCAGCAACGTTATTACAGTTGATGGGGATTGTGGTTCAAGCAGGTCAACGATTTGCTGCCATATCCGAATTACAAACAGGAGAAGGTAATCAACAAGCTGCTGTGGGAACAACCATGGCTCTTTTAGAAAGAGGATCTAAAGTGATGTCAGCGATTCACAAACGATTGTATTTTTCTATGAAGGAAGAGTTTAAACTTTTAGCTAAAATTATTGCAACGTATTTACCTCCTCACTATCCTTATGATGTGGTCGGGGGTGCAAGAACCATTAAACAAATCGACTTTGATGACAGGATTGATATTTTACCTGTAGCGGATCCCAATATCTTTTCGATGACGCAGAGAATTACTTTAGCACAAACCGAATTACAACTCGCGATGTCGAATCCAAGAATGCATAATCTTTATATGTCATACAGAAAAATGTACGAAGCGTTAGGCGTTAAGAATATAGATCAAGTTTTACCCCCTCCCGCACCGAATGCTCCGAAGGATCCGTCTTTAGAAAACATCGATGCGTTGGCAGGTAAACCTTTCCAAGCATTTCCAGGACAAGATCATCGAGCGCATATTACCGCTCACTTAAATTTTATGGCAACCAATTTGGTTAGGAACAATCCTCCGATTATGGGAGCTCTTCAAAAGAATATATTAGAACATATTAGTCTCATGGCTATGGAACAGATTCAGGTGGAATTTAGTCAAGAAATGATGATGCTCCAACAATTACAGCAACAAGCCCCTATGAATCCTCAGGCTGCTCAGCAGTTGCAACAGCTGCAACAAACGATTGAAGCAAGAAAAGCGGTATTGATTGCAGAGATGACAGAAGAGTTTATGCAGGAAGAAAAGAGAATTACTTCTCAATTCGACCATGATCCATTGCTTAAATTAAAAGCGAGAGAGGTCGATTTAAAAGCTATGGACCAACACCGTAAAAAAGAGTATGATGAAGCTAGAGTCGGCATTGATCAAGCTAAATTAGTTCAAGCTAAAGACATTGCAGATGACAAATTAGAACAGAATGAGGAACTGGCTGAACTAAGAGCTGACACGACGATGGATAAAGCTTATTTATCCGCAGGAGTTAAGTTGAAATCTGACGCAATAAAGCGTAAAGATGTTAAAACATTAAAAGGACCGAAAAGATAATAGGAGGACCCATGGCAAAAGACAAAGAACCTTTCTACAAAGGAGTAAACTTTAAACAGTTCACTAATAAGGATGGATACCTTAAAGGTGGTGTTGAAGTTAAAGTTCCTGAGGAGATTCCAACTAAGAATAAAGTTGGAGGCCAACGTAGAATGTTAAAAGATAAAAAATCAGAAGTTAGTTGGTGGTAAAATTGCGCGCGACGCGCGTAAGTCCTACTTTCTGAAGGATAAATTATGTGGTTTGGATTAGCAAAGATGGCACTACAAACAGGTGCCAAAGTATATGCAAATAAACAACGTGCTAAGGCAGCAATGTCTGACGCACAGTTATTACATGCTGAACGACAAGCTCGGGGTGAGGAAGCTTACCAGGGCAAATTGTTAGAAGCCCGAGAGAACGACTATAAGGACGAATTCGTCTTGGTCATACTTTCGGCGCCGATCGTGGTGCTCGCATGGGCAGTATTCGCTGGGGATGACGCAACGATGGAGAAAGTTAACTTATTCTTTCATCATTTTGGCAATTTACCAGTATGGTTCCAAACGCTCTGGATTACAGTAGTAGCCAGTATTTTTGGAATTAAAGGAACTCAGGTCTTTAGAAATGGCGGACCTAAGGCTAAGAAATAAGTTGCCATTATTGTTTAATTATAATAAAAAGGAAACATTATGAGACAAAACGGTGTAAGAAGTAACGTAAGATTCCCATACTCAAGCGGTATGAAAAAAGGTGGTCGTGTTAAAAAACAAGGCTACAAAGCGCGTGAGGATGAATCTCTAGGCATGAGAACTGGAAAAGAATCCACTAAGAAACAATCTATGAAAGCTCGTAGAGATGAATCTTATGGCAAATGGGGCAAGCGTAAAGCAAAATTTGGTCGAAAAAATAAAGTCGACAAAGGATAATTATGGGAGTAGTTGGAGCAGCATTAAGAGGCTTTGGTAGAGCTCTTAAAAAAGGTAAACATCTTAGATCCAGTGGAACAGAAGCTATCAAATCTGTTAAACCGCAGGTTAAACCTACAGGAACTAAAACTTTAATAGATAAATATAAAGAGACGGTAAAGAATGTTCCATCAAGCCCTGGAGTTATTGAAAAGAAATCAAAAGCTTTTAAAGAAATACATAAGTTTGTTAAAAAACATGGTGGAACAAAAGCAGATGAAGTTGTTGCGGCACAGATAAAAGGAAAAAAATAATGGGCGATATAGCATTAAGAGGAAATAAACTTACAAAAGGACCACATGGTCATGGTCCTAAACCTTTTTTAAATAGACCAGGCCAAGCTCAAGGAACGCATGGTGGAAAAGCTACAGGTGGACGGGTAGGAAAATTTGGTGGTGGTCGAACAAGACTATTAGAAGAACTCGGTCGTGTTGAAGCTGAACCATCCAACAGAAATCGTAGAGCTGAAATAAGAAGAGTTCATTCAGAATTAAATAAAGGTTATAAAGATGGGGGACGTACCAACCTATTAGAAGAACTAGGACGTGTTGAAGCTGAACCATCAAACAGAAATCGTAGAGCTGAAATAAGAAGAGTTCATTCAGAATTGAATAAAGGTTATGCTACAGGCGGAAGAGTTGGTCTTAAAAAAGGTGGTAAATCAGATAAGAACTGGATTCAAAAAGTTAACAAATCAATTAAAAAAAGAGGAACTAAAGGAAAATGTACACCGATTACTAAAAAAGGCTGTACAGGTAGAGCTAAAGCGTTAGCTAAAACATTCAAGAAAATGGCTGCTAAAAGAAAAGCTAAAGGCTAATGGCTACCAGAATTAAAACTCAATTTAAGAACAACAAACAAGGCTGGACATCTAAATTAATGACACCTAAAGGAGTCAATACTCCTTATAAGGGAAGTTATATGAACAGCAAACTAGGAGATGTTAAAGTTAATAATAAGAGTTTAGAAACCTTTTACGGAGATAAAATAAAACCATAAGAAAGAATTAATGGATCTAGAAAGCACTATTGTACAACTCAATCGTTTCATCACACAGCGTCTGCAGACGTTGTCTTTGTCAGTTACTTCAGGAGGTATTGACAACATGGAAAAATACAATTATATAATAGGACAGATAAACGCCTTAGAGGCAACAAGACAGGAACTCTCTAACCTGCTGGATAACAAGGAGCAAAATGAAGGAACAGTCATCGACATCAAACCAAAACCTCCCAAAACATAAACCAGCATTAGAAGAAAAATATAAAAGGCAAGACGAGAACCTGCCTAAGCCAACAGGTTGGCGTATATTAGTTTTACCTTTCAAAATGAAAGATAAAACCAAAGGTGGATTAGTATTAGCAGAAGCTACATTAGAACGACAACAAGTAGCATCTCAATGCGGTCTAGTTTTGTCAATGGGTCCACAATGTTATCAGGACAAGGAACGTTATCCTCAAGGTCCGTGGTGCAAGAAGGGAGATTGGGTAATGTTTGCCCGATATGCTGGGTCCAGAATTAAGATTGAAGGTGGGGAGATACGTATGCTAAATGATGATGAGATTTTAGCAACCATCAAGAGTCCAGAGGATCTCTTGCATGAATTTTAACAACATAGGAGGAAACTATGCCTGAAGAAGAAACGAAGAAGCCGAATGAAAAATCGGTAGACATTGATACATCTGGCCCAGGGGTCGAGGTTGATGTTGCTGAAGAAAAAGTAAAAGAAGAAGGAGTCGTAGAGACTGAAGCTACGGAAAAAGAAGCAGAAACAAAGGAACAAGAAACAGAAACCGTTAAAGAAATTAAAAAAGAACAAAAGAAAGATGACGAACAACTTGAAGAATATAGTAAGGGTGTTCAGTCTCGTATTGCAAAACTTACTCGTAAGATGCGTGAAGCTGAAAGGCAAAGAGACGCAGCTACCGAGTATGCAAGATCGGCTGAAGAAAGTCGTAAAACGTTAGAAAAACGTTTTGAGAGAACTGACTCTGATTATATGAAAAGGTTTGAGTCAAGCGTTAAGGAAGGAATGGATTCTGCCCAAAAAGATTTGGCCAGAGCTATTGAGTCTGGAGACGCTAAAGCACAAGTCGAAGCCAATAAGAAGATCGCTACTTTAGCATTTGATAATGCTAGATTACAACAAAGTAAGGAAACAAGAGAAGAGACACCAGCAAGACCTGCTGATGTGAGAGAACCTCAACAACCAGCTTCTCAGCTTCCTGCTTCTGATCCACAGGCTGATGCTTGGGCTTCTAGAAACACATGGTTTGGTCAAGATCGAGCCATGACATTTACTGCGTTCGAAATTCATAAAGATTTAGTGGACAAAGAAGGTTTTGATCCTAAATCAGATGAATATTATGCTGAAGTAGATAAAAGAATTCGTGTTGACTTTCCGCATAAGTTTGGTACAAGTGATAATAAGTATACGACCGAGCCCGTTCAGACGGTCGCTTCTGCAAAAAGGAGCGTGAAGCCTGGTCGCAAAACTGTGAGACTCACTTCTTCACAGGTCGCTATCGCGAAAAAATTAGGAGTGCCACTCGAAGAGTACGCAAAACAATTAAAAAACACGAAGGGAGTAGTATAAGCGTATGAAAAAAGAAGATACAAAACAACCTCGTGCGAGCCAAACACGGTCAAAATCTGAAAGACCAAAAGTGTGGGTTCCTCCATCATCTCTAGATGCACCTCCTGCGCCTAAAGGATTTAGGTACAGATGGATCAGAGCTGAAGTTGCAGGATTTCAGGATACGAAAAATATCCAAGGACGAATACGGGAAGGTTATGAACTCGTTCGTTCTGAAGAAATTCAAAATGCTTCGGATTATCCAGTCATCGACGAAGGTCGATACAAGGGGGTAGTAGGGGTCGGTGGCCTTTTGCTTGCAAAGGTTCCAGAAGAGATTGCGAAGCAACGTACAGACTATATGACAGGACGTCATACAGATCAAAACGAAGCTATAGAACACGATCTTATGAAGGAGCAGGATAAGAGGATGCCTATCAATATTGACAGGCAATCTCGTGTAACCTTCGGTGGTACAAAGAAAAGTTAATTTTCTCGGGATAACAACCAATTCCCTATCATCGATTTAATTTAACCGTTTACAGGTAAAACTGTAAACATAGGAGTAACAAACTATGGCAAATAGCAACACCCAAGGGTTTGGATTTGTTCCTGTAGAAACGTTGGGTAATACCCCAGCGACTCAAGGACTTTCCAAATATTTTATTGATGCTGGATCTACTGTTGATTTATATCACGGTGGGGCAGTTGAAATCACTTCTGGGTACGTAACATCTGCTGAATTAACCCCTGCTACAAGACCTGTATTAGGTGTGTTAAATGGTATCTTTTATAACGCGACGAGTACGAAAAAACCGACGTGGGCTAACTGGTACGAACAACCGATTACTCCAGCTAATAGCGAAGACATCACCGCATTTATCAACGACTATCCTTTCCAGGAATATGTTGTTGCTACAGATGCAGCGGTAACACGTGCAGGATTCTTTGAAACTTACGAGTGTTTTACTAACACAGGTGGAACAGATTCTACGGGCGTGTCT